TCATATTGCGCACCTAGATAAGATATGTTACCAATAGTGGACGGTTGATGAAAGTGACCTGAGTACACACCATCAAACTTCTGAAAGACTTTACGATCCATACCATGATCACACAGATGACCTTTATCCATCTCAAACCCAGTGATCTCAAAGTGACCCATGAGTATCTGTGCTTTCGTTGAATTCATAGCATCTATCGACTCCTCATAGTTCTCTTGACATAGCCAAGGGACTAGCATGATCTTACACCCATCCATGTCTAGCTCAACTGGCTTCTCCCAGTATAGTTCTAGATTTTCTAGTGATGTGTGACCATAGAGTTGACGTAAACTATTGACATCATTTGTATTCTTGTAATACGTATCATGATTACCAGCAATGATATACATCTTGATACCGTCTTCTTGGCACCGTTTGAATAGTACATCATGCATAGTCTGCGCAGTTACAAAGTTAATGTACTTACGTCTGTCTGTCAAATCGCCTAGATGAAAGATAGTATCGATGTTATTCTCTTTCAAGTAAGGAAAGAAAACTTCATCGTAGAACTTTCTCTGATGTTCAGCGATTACAGCATTATCGTTTCTTGCACCGAAGTGTGTATCGTTTAGTATAGCAATCTTCATTCAGTAGTACCTTCATCTTCACCGTAAAACTTTTCAAGCCCCTTCTTCTTTGTCTTTTTCTGAGCCTTGCTTTTTGTTTCCATTCGCTTCTCGTAGTTAGATACGAAATCATTCATGTAGTCATTATTAAGGTCAATGTAACCAGGTTCACCTGATGCGCCTTCTTCTTTCTCGACGGCAGTACCAGTGAGTACAGATTGCTCTGTAACCTTGTGTCTAATATACACTTGTTTCTTCTCTTTGTCAATACGTCTGAGGAAAGCATACCAAATAATTTGCGTAAAGTATGCAAATGGGTTGCTAGATTTCTGTGGATCAAAGTTCTTTAGTGCTTGAATAGCATTCTCTAAGCCATCACTAATCATCTCTTCTTTGTATGTGTAGCCTGAGAAGTTAGGTTTAGTTGCTAGACGATTTGATATCTGATAGATGCACTCACCGATGTAATTCGGTATCTGAGGGTTCGGTTCTCCCGATTCCTCTGCATCTTTACATTGTTGTTTGTAGTCAATGATAGCCTGTAAAAACTCAGGGTTATTGACGTAATTTCTCTTTGCTCTTGCCATAGGTCACCTCACTTGGTATATATTGTTGTTAATATAACATATTATAGGGAACTTGTCAAGTATTATTTTTCTTTTCGGTTTGCCCTTGACAGGTTGATTCTTTTGGTGTATAATAATATTAATGCTTTTATGAATTAATCTAATGTTTAGTTGATGATCTTGATTCAAGTAATGTTTCATACATCTCTTCTAAGTCTGAGGCATAATCATCATCTGTAAGTATGTCAGGCTCATCATATGAAGCACTTATTCTAGCTTTGAAGTCTTCGTAGTACGAGACTGCTTTGTTGTTTGCGGATTGCACGTAGTATATATCTTCTTTATATAAGACAACGGAGTTCTCCTCGGAGAGGAGTAACCAAGACTTAGCGAACATTCCGTGTACTGGATCAATACTAATTTCTAAAGGGGAGTCTATCATAACGAACTCTTCTTCGTCATGCTCTATGATACCCACTAGGTCTTTACCTGTCTTCAACTTAATAGTTACGTAATTCGGCATAATTATCCCTTAATGTCTACGTTATAGATTTTGAAGTCAAAACCCTGATCACTGTATATCTTTACTCTTTCCTTAAAATGTCTTACTGCGAAATTTTCTTTTGTTTTCCATTGAAGATCGTCTACTATGTCATATAGCGTTGCTTTATCTTTTCCGTTACCTTTTCTGAGAACTCTACCAATCGACTGGAGATTTCGTATGCGAGATTTAGAAGGACTAGCGAAGATAATATTGTCAAGACGCTTAATGTTAACACCAGTAGAAAAGGTACCATAGCTAGCCAGTATGATATTATCTGAAGTAGATTCGGCAATGCCTCGTACTGCTTCTCTATCTTCTGCTCCAACTCCCCCATGAATGAAATGTACGACTTTTCCATCTTTCTCAAGGAGCGGGTGCAAAACTCTGCCATGCTTGTCAACGTATTGAAATAGTATAAGCGTGTTGCCTTCAAGAGACCACGCAAGGTTTCTAATAAATTTGTTACGTGCTTCATTTCGAACAATCCAGTCAATTTCTTCTTGATAACTCTTATTCTTATTTATCTGTCTCGTTTCTGGTGGATATCCTAGAATAAGTGCTTTGATGCCGAACTCTGCTAGAGTGCCGTCATCGATTAGTTTTTTAGTTTCAGTTACTTCTTTAGTTGGACCAAACAGTCCTTCTAGTACTAACTTGTGTGTCTGTGATTCATCTAATGTACCAGTGAAGCCATATCTATACTTGACATGCGGCGTCTTCTCTAGTACTTTAGTTAGTGACTTAGCTTTAAACAAGTGTGCTTCGTCACCGATTACAACATCAAACTTCTCGTACCAATCTTTCTTTAACTTGTAGATAGATTGCCACGTTGTTACAGTATAGTCTGCGTCTACGTTCTTGTCAACCCCACCCATAATCTTGTGAATGTCTAGCGGTCTGTTCTTGTTATATTCTACAAAGTCAGATGACATTTGAGATACAAGTGATGTTGTTGGTACAACGATCAGAACTTTACGACCTTGCTCTACATGATGGCGAGACAGTAAGTATATAATGAAAGACTTACCTGATGCTGTCGGTGATAGAAACAATGATCTATTATTATATAGTGCGTGTGCTACAGCATCATTCTGATAGTCTCTAGGTTCAAATGCACTATCAAAGTCTTTTGCTAAGTCATAGCCAGCATTCTCATAGTACTTTGTTTCTGGTAAGAGTGAACTATCTACTTCGACTTCATAGTCTCTATCATTACAGAACTTAATAATGTAAGGAAGCAGACCAGCATAGATCATGCCAGTCATTGTATTCATAAGTCTAATCTTGCCGTCCCATACTCTATTCTTGTATGCGGGCATGAACTTATAACCAGGCACGTAGAATTCAAAGTAACCGCTCATCTCCATCTTTACAGATGCTTCAGCATTTACTCTGACATGTACATTATCAATCTTTTCTACGTGAACTTGTTCCATACTATATTACATCGCTCCAGTTCTAAATCGTTCCCAGTCAACAATAGTCTTTAACTGGAACCCTCTATTACTTATCATCTTAATAATTGCTTCTAAATAGTTCACCTTCTCTTCAATCATACCGACTTTTAGTGACAGATTAATCATATCTTGATCTGCATCAATGTATGTACTGATATCTGTTCGTAGTATCTTTAGAGGTTGTGGTTCCCATCCATACTGTTGTAGCTCAGTTATATCTAACTCGCCACGATAGTATTGTTCTTTAAGCAACTTCAATTGCTTATACTTAGCACGTAACTGCTTGAGTTTCATGCCTTCTTCCATGTAGACACGGAAGTATTTGTTATGTAGTTTGGGAATGTTTGCACTCTCGCCAGACACATTCGTCTGATCGATCTCGCTGTCTTTTGCCCACATTTCATATATCTCTTCGATCTTCATTCACTTCTCCATAAAATAACCATGTTGTATTATAGCAGGTTTCGCTATAAAGTCAAGTACTAATTTACAATTCTAAAATCGTAAGATGTATATCTGAAAGTCATATCAACAACTGGTGGTGTAACGTCTGTCTGATTTGTTGCTAGTGCGATACTACCAACGGACACGGGAAACATGTCTTTGAATGTAACTTCTACATTCGGGTTCTTCTTACTACTTAGTACAGTCAAAGTACCGTCTGAATAGATACCATCGCCGCCTGCACCGATTAGATTTGCGTATTGCTCAAACCCTTCTGGTTTAGTCAAAGAGATTAACCAACGCCATGTCTCTAAGTAAGATGATAAATCTTCGTCTACTAATACTGAGAGTGTAAGATCACCGAACTCTACTTTATCAGCAGGTAAGTAAAGTGTCTTAAAAGGTGTTGCTCTTTCTACAGGCGAAGAAGAGATATCGGGTAATGTGATACCCTGCACAAAGAACTCTACGTGAGGCAAACGACTCATCGTAAAGCGAAACTCATTAGGATTGAGAAAGTTTTGTAATTGGCTCATTTTGTCCTCACTTAATCTACAATACTATTTATAGTCAAAAAAAAGGGCGCTCCGAAGAACGCCCTAATCTGTTCAGTTCACTGACTTCCCGTCAGTTCTGACTTCTTATTATAGAAGGTTGGTGATGATAGAGCGTCTGTAGTAAACGTTTGCGTTTGCTGTCAGAGCGCCTGTACCCGCCGCCGCACCTGGTGCAAATGGATTTGCAACCATGCCGTAACGAGTTTTGAATCCTAGCTTCGACTGGAAGCTATTCTCACCAACTGCACGTACCATTTGTAGCGGTACATATGGGCAGTAGAAGATACCAGCGTCAAATGCGCTAGAACCTTTATAACCTACTACCATGTACTGTGCGCCAGCATATGGATCTACGTACACACGGAAGCGACCGTTAAGTACACCTACGAAAGTGTTACCAGTATCATCTGGGTTCAAGTTGTTGCTGTTCAGAGCAGGAGTGTAATCTAGTACACCAGCCATTTGAAGTGCAGATGCTACATCAGATGAACATAGGATGATGTTACCCTTGCCTCTACGTGTAGTTTTTGCAATCGCATTAGCTTCTTTTTCGATCTGGAACATCAAGCCTTTGAACTTCTCTACTGACCAACGACCGTTAGCATCAACATCTAAGTTGAAAGTACCTGCGGATGCTGTATCGGCAGAACCGGCTACTGCTGAGTTGTACACTGTACGAATTACTTCACGGTTGATTTCTGCAAGCAGTTCAGCCGATAGCATGTTCGCTAGTTCTGTTTCAGCGTCAAGACCGTGAATTGCTTTCAAGTCTTGTGCTAGTTCAGTTGTGTACTCTGCTTTCAACGCACGTGATTGCGCAGTAACAGACACTTTGTCGATTTGGAAAGACATCTCGCCAAAATCGCCACCACCTGTAGAACCAAGTTGTTCTGCGGCGGC